GGGGTCGGGTCTGCATAGACGCCAGCAGCCTGAAGATTGATGTACTTCAGGGTGTTTGCGAGATTGACGTAGCTCAGCTGTCCCTTGAGTTCTACGTATTCAACCTGCTTCCCAAGCGCAACCCAATCCGTCTGGGCATGCACATCTTTGTATGCAACATCCGCAGCGGCTTCTGCTATCTGTATGCTTGGCCGGGAACTCGCAACCTCGAAGATTGCGCGAATCATTAGAAGTCGGCTCTGACCTTCAGCTTCAGAAGGTCATAAACGGTCTGAATAGTACCGTTGGTGTAGGTGACCTCGATTTCTGCTTCGTACGTGCCTGCGGTATCAAGCGCAGAGGACGACCACTGGAAGGCCACGCGCCCGTTAGGGGCGTCCGTGACAGAGCCAACGATCGTCGCCTTGATCGTAGTAGATCCCACAGCGCGAACCTTCAGCCGCACAGTCGCGCCTGTCAGGTCGATGGGTGCCCACGTAGCCGGGTTCGTCGAGTCCAGCGTCTGGCCGACTGCGGCCTCGTTGCTGTCCTTCAGGTTCATGTACAGGATCGGGAGGGTGTCTCCCTCAACCAGCGGGATAGTAGTGCTGTAAGCCATTAGATTCTCCGCATCTGAACGGACAAGTCAGACCGCACATGTCCTCGAACGGCACGCTGACGGGCGGTATTCACGCCGCGACCGAATTGATCCATAGCCGCAACAGCAAGCTGCGGGTTCGTATACGTCTTGCCCGGTGACATAAACAGTCGGGCCTTGGCACCCTGAGCGATTACTTCCGCATAGTCCTCGAACAACACATCCTCAACAGTTGTGGCTGTTCTGGTCGGCTTGTACGCAACGCGCATCGTCAGGGCGTTCGCGGCATTGTCCTTCGGGATCGGAAACAGCGAGAAGGTACGCTCGTCCTTCTGCAGGATGTACTTAGGCTCAGAGCCTGTCGTGCTGGCACCCTCGAAGGTGCGGTTGTACAGCTCAGACTTGTCGATCTCATCCGGGGCGACGGGCTGAAGCTCCTTGGCCTTGTACCAAGCCTTCATGATCTTGACAACAAGGTTGCCAGTGGGCGGCTCGAAGTCGTAGTCCACAACACCCGCAACAACTGTGAGCGGGTCATGGTCGCGCTGGATGATCAGGGACTTCTCGCAGAACTCGATGAGCGACGATCGCAGGGCGAGATCCACTGAGATCTCCGGGCATCCGGGGACGTCCGGCAGGATGTACGGGTAGAAGCTGGTAAGAGTTGCCATGACTTAACCTCCAGCCTCCACTGTAGCCACTCGCGGGACTGCACCGCCGATGTTGTTCAAGTTTGGCGAGCTTGTGAGCCGCTTCTTGTTGCCGATGCCGACGAGATTGGCAAAGGCCTGATAGTGCATAACAGCACGCTGAGCGTTTCCTGCAAACTCCGAATCCTTGCTCAGGCAGCGGTAGACGATGTAGTCCACCAAAGCACTGATGAAGATGTCTTCCTTCTCAAGCAACGAGGTGGACGACAGATCGTTAGACGTAATCTCAACCGGAGCCTTCGAGTAGACGATGGTCATCTTGTGCCCAGAGGCGGCAGGCGGATAGACGTAGAACGTCTTCGGCTCGCGCTCGTCGTACATGAAGTTCTTGATCGAGGTGGACACCGGCTCTGTGTGCCAGTCAGGAGAATGCGCATCCAGAATCTCGCGCTCGACGATACGCACTGCGCGGCCAATGGCGTTCGCAGAAGTGACGTTTCGGATCGCGTCGATCAGGCGTGTTCCGTCTGACGGAATTGTCTGTCGCGTGCCGGCGACAAGAGTGAGATTCGTCGTTTCAGCGTACAAGTCTGGACGTGCGGCAGCGAGATCTCGCCGGCCATCGTTCAGATAATTCAGGAGTTCGGTGTCAGTCCAGCGGACTTTACCTACGTCCTGAATCAGATCGCGTACACGATCGAAAAGATTATTGGGCGTCAGTGCCATGAAATTCTCCAGACTTCTTTGACTTTCTCTTCCTTACAGGAACCGTCACCGTCTCAGTATGCTCTTGCGGAACACTCGCAACAGGCTGCTCCTCGAACACCTCGAACTCTGGATCACCAGCAAGAACCTTCGAGTACGAGTATACAAACCCTGTTCGCTTGTTTCGCAAAAGCATTCCGCCCTCCTCAAGAAGAGAGGGTGGCCGGGAATCCCCAACCACCCCCTCCATTACCTACTAGGGATTAGCCCTTGTAGAAGAAGCCCTCAACGAGAGCCTCCGGCTTCACCACCTTGTAGCCGTACACGTTCAGGCCACGGACGATGTTGCCGAACGTAGCAGTGCTACGCAGCGACTCCATCTTCGTGATCTGGGACGCGAACGTCACCGCATCGCGAGTGCCCGCGAAGCAGCTGAACGCCTTGACGCTGGTGTCCGCGCCCTCGCCCGTGATCGCGGTCTGCGACGGGAGGAGGTTGCTGACATACAGCGTGAAGCGGTCGATCATGCCAAGGCGACCATTGCGCAGCGGCGAGAGCTGGTCGTTCGTGATCGAGGCATCCTTGAGGTCGGAGGTCTTGATCTTCGAGGCCATCCACGCCGGGATGACAACGAAACGACCATCTTCCGGAGCGTTCTGCTCGTCGAGCGCCTGCCCCATCGCGATCAAGTAGTCGATCACGTTGGTCGAGGTCACCTTACGGGCAGCCTTCGAGCCACCAGTCGACACGCCGAGGTTGAGGTCGGCAGAGATCGCACCAGCAGCCGCGCCACGGTTGGCCGACGCAGCAGCGCCAACCAACGCGCCAAGGACGTCCGTGTCCACGGCAATCTTCATCTGCTGAGCAGCGTCGTTCGTGAAGATGTCCATGAGCTTGAGATCCGACTGCACGTCATCCACGTCATCAACGACGACGGAGAAGTACTTGCCCTTGTCGATCAACAGCTCAAGAACGTCACCCGTCGGAACCTGCGCCGAAAGCGTCTGGCCCTTGAGGTAGTTGTTGATGGTGATCGACGGAACCGTGCGGATCTCGACCTTGTCGCCCTGATCCTTGATCTCACCTTCCCAGTCGTTGTTCGTAATGTCAGACAACACCGTCGTCTGATAGAACTTGACCTGAAGCTTGCCCGACCAAATCTCAGGGATGAACTTGCCAGTGTAGGCATCGGTGCCCGAACCGGCACCGTAGTAGTTACCACTTACTGCGAGAGACATATTGAACTTCCTTTAAGTTGACTCCGCTGGGCAGGGGCTTATCGAAAGCGTCCTTCTGCCTGAGCAGCGAAGATATCTTGCTCAATCCTCCGCGCATCTTCCTGTGAAATCTTTCCACGGCGCAGTTCGTCGTAAAAGCGAGCGACTTCTGCATTCGTGTAAAGCTTCTTTCCCTGCGGTGGCGCGGTCTTGCCAGTTGTCTTAGGCGTGACCTGCTCCGCGAGGTTAGGCTTTTGCGCAGGAGGTTCCTTTTTCTCAAGGCTATCGTTATAGGCATTGAAGAAGTTGGCGACACGCCAAGCGTCTAACTTTGCATAAGCATCGTCGAACAGGGACTGGCGCTGCTGACCGGTGTAGGGATCAAGCTCCCCAAGCCAGTCAAGAAACTCCTTGTCCGTATTCAGCGACTCCCATGTGGGAGAGAGACCTACAAGCTCTTCAAAGAACCGCTTACGCTCCAGCTGGGAGTTTGTCTTGCGAAGCTCCTCGACCGTTGAACGCAGCTCGCTAACATCGTTAGGCACAACCTCTTTGGCTGCACGCTTCACGAAGTCAACAAACTTCTCACCGTACTCCGCGACCTCTTCAGGCTTGACGAGATTGTCAACCTGCTTGGCCGGTTCCGGCTTTGCTTCTGCAGCCTTCTTGAGTTCCGCAATCTCTGCTTTGAGAGACCGGATCTCAGCCGCATAGCGCGGGACTTCAGCTGAGTACTTGTTCGCAAGAACTTTGTACCGCTGTTCCCAGCTCTTATCGTTCGGGTCTGCGTCGGGGAACTTGGGCTTCGGCTGAGTCTCGTCGTTTTCCTTTTTGACTTCGGCAGTTGCCTCGTCAGCAGGAGCGGCTTGATCAGTTGCCGGTTCCACAACGGGCGCTTCTACAGTTTCCTGTGGAGGCGGATCTTTGTTTTCAGGAGCCGGCGTGCCGGTGTTCCCGTAGATCTTGTTGTACATCTCGTCTGCAAGTTGCGCTTGCTTCTCAGCATTCCTATTAACGCGAGCCATTTAACACTCCATGAGCCAACCTTCGCGCAAGAGAGCCTATCGGTGTTCTCTGCCTACGATCTGGTATTCAGGCTGTTACTAACAATCCGGATTCCTCCGGCTCCGGTGCGCTAGGGTTTCCTAGCACACATCTGTACGACATCACGCAATGCTTGGCAGTAGCCCTGCAGCTTGTGGGACTGGAGCGCCACCGTAGCGTCTTCCAGTTCAACAAGCCGCGCATCGCGCAATCCCGTTAGATGCGAAACGAAAAGCTGAAAGTCTGGTTCGGCGGCCAGACGGTTCAGCGCCTCTCTAGTTCTTTGATCCATTAGAAGCTGGGGGTGCCCTTCTTAAACGACTGGCGCTGCCAGCCGAAGCGGTCGTACTGTCTGGGCAGCTCACCAATCATGCCGCCATTGGCTCTGGACTCTTGATCGAGCGGGTTTAACGGGCCAACATTGTCAATCACGTCAGCGCCTTTCCCGACAGATCCGGATACCGCATCTCCAGCGGCAGCGCCTTCAACCATAGCGGTCTTGGCAGTTGACGCGCCGTCATCCTTCTTCTTTCCAAGGATGGCCTGCATCATCTCGCGGTCAGCCTTGCGCTCTTCCTGCGCTTCTTTCTGCTGCTTGTATCCGACGTAGCCGCCAAGAAGACCTGCGGCGAAATTTCCTACTTTGCTCATTGCATCATTCCTTGCGGTGGGAGTTGTTCGGGCTGAGCAGGCTCAGGCTGCTGCTGTGCAGCCATCTCGCTCAACATCTTCTGGGCTTCCATAACCTTCTCAGGGTCAGGGATGATCTTGTCGATGTCCATGTTCAAAGCCTTGGCGGCTTCGCGCAGCAACATCGCCCGACCACTTGGCCCCATTATCTGGATGTCTACCGGGTTGGAGGTAAGCTGCAGGAACTCATTGCGGCGCTGCTGCACAGACTCCTTGAGCAGCGTTCCAACCACGCCGGCAGGAACAATCTGCATGTCACCCTTAATCGAGTTGTCGTCGTCGTAGATCATCAAGTGATCGTACAGGCGATGGATGACATCAGTTGTCGCAGCATCGAGCGATAGGATAGCCTGCTTGATACCCTTCGCGGCATTCTCCATCAGCATCGAAAGGCCAGACGCAGTGCGTCCTGCGCCAGAAGCCTGACCACTTCCGTAGATGTAGTTCGGCACGCCAGTCACTTCGTCAGCGATGCGCTGGAAGTACTGGTAGACCGCAAGCAAAGCATCTGCGTTCATGCTTGGCTGATAGAAGCGAACAGCAGGTTGGCCACCGCCGGTACGATCCGACGTGGTCTGCCAGATCTTCCACGGGTAGATCTTCGTCAGATCCTCGCCGTCAGGCAGGCGATCGACAGACACCTCGACCTGTGGGCCGGAGGCAATGCCCATGTTGTTCGCCAACGCACGAGCGGCAGCGTTACACACGGTCTGAATGTCGGTCATCATCTCAGGCAGGGCCAAGCCCCAAAAAGCGCCGGGGATCGTTTCCCACGAGGCCTTCGAGTACGGGCGGCGATCGAGCGGGTCAGGATTCTTGACGCACTTGATCACGTAGCTGCCGACCATCCACACGTTGACTTCGTACTCGCGGTAGTCCTCAACGTCGGTCATGCCCCATTCCTTGAGCATGTAGCCGGAGACCGAACCCCAGAACTCCACGCTCTCGATCAGCTCAGTGCCGACCAGCGTGTTGTTGCGGCCTTCGAGCAGATTGCGCTCAGTGTCAGACTGCACCAGCTCGCGAAGCCCTGAGCGGCCATACAGACGAAGGACTTCGTCAATGGCCTTCTGGTCGAACGACGGGGTGTTGCGCAAGACCTCGATGTCGGCGCGGGTCATCTGATGGCGGTGAATCAGGTAGCCATCTTGGCAAGTGCTGGCGTTCGGAGAGGGGAAGATGTCGTACGGCGAGACGCGCTCGAAGTCCTCGACGATCGTCTCTTCAACCTTGGGCTGCCAGTTGGAACCCCACTTCATGACCTTCTTCGTGCGGATCATCGGCCCCTTGATGAAGGCAGCCGGGAAAGTCACGAAGTCGTAGATGATCTCGCTGAGCGTGCTGTCGAACTTGGCGTCCTGCATCTTGTCGAGGATGCGGCGCTCCATCTTCATCGAAGCGTCCTTGGCATGCTCCATCAGGCGCTTCTTCACTTCGGCATGGATCTCTTCCATGCGCTTGTCGATCGTCTGAGGGTTCACGCCAATGCCGGCGCTCTGAACCTGATCGGCCTCAAGGGTGACAGCCTCAATGATCTCGTTGCGCAGAACGTCAGGAACTTCCGGCTCAGCAGTGGGCTTGAGGCTCCACGACTTCTCTCCGGTTGAAAGCATGACGTCCTTGATCCAGCTCTCAGCAGCACGGCACTTGATGTCCGTGAGCATCATAAAGATATCTGAGCCGCCGGTATCGCGGATCATTGCGAGCTTGTCAGGATCGTACACGCCACGACGCTGACGCTCAGCGCGGAGCAAACGCTCCGTCACGTCAGACTTCGCAGTCTTTGCTTCCTCATAGCAACGACGGACGTAGGCTGAAAGCGACAATACGACCGGCTCTTCAAGGATGACCGAGTCCTCTTGCGCTTTTTGTAACTTGACCGATTTAAGTGCCATGTTTTATACCCAACCGCCTGTGCTTGCTTCTCTGATAGGTTTGCGTCGAACGGGGTTCATTTCGTTTCTCATGTGCAGACAGCCGTATTGCAGGGCGTCATGAACGTGAGAGAACTTGTCCTTAACGGGCCGATCCTTGAACTTCGTCGTACCGGATGCGCGGATGCGCTCGTACCGGTAGCCGCCGTTGAAGCCTTTTCTCAGCATCTTGCAGTCAGGGCCAAGGATAAACCCCGGCCCACTTGATGACATGCGCTGAAGAAAAAAGGCCACGCTTTCGCGACGGGCCAAAAACTCGTTGGTCGGCGCTGGCTCGCAGATCATTCCAAGAGACAGAAGCTCCTGCATGCAGGTCTTCTCGTCAGTCTGCGCCCGAATGTTTCCCGCCGGATCTCCGACTGCCTCGATCCTATGACGAGAGTACTTCTGAAGAATGAACGGCCTGACTACTTCTGAGTAGAACTGCCGAATGCCCATGTCCTCAGAGACCAGCTCATCAAGGATGAGAAGCTGCCCCTTCGGCGACATCTGCAGAAACACACAGGCAGGAGTCAGACCAAAGTCAAACGACAGGATGACCGGCATACCATCGACCGGTGTGAGCGTCTGCTCGCTATAGTGTTCCTTGTCGTTCCACTCCGGATAGACGGGCTTGCCGTCCATCGTCGTGCCGTAGTCCCCAAGAAGGAAGACCTTGATCCAGTCGTCGGTTTTGCCAGCAACCTGATTCAGGTAGTACTGGTAACCAAGGCTATGGTTCTGGATGTTCTCCGCTTTCGGGTTTGGAATGTACTCCATGTAGGTCTCAGACTTTTCGTCCAAGTCCTGCATGAGGCCTCCGGGCTGGCGAAAGAACTTGTAGCCTTTCGGCCTGTCCTCTTCGGCCAGCTTATACCACCAAGAATCATCGTCCGGTGGGTTGGTATCCATGATCACGCCAGTCCACGACGGGCCACCTACGCGCTTGGATGGATACCGGCCAATGCGCTGAGTACACATGTCGAGGACTGACTTGTCCATCTCAGAGGCTTCGTTGATCCACGCGCCAGTGAGTTCGAGCGACCGAAGCTTGTTCACGTCTTCAGGTCTGTCGATAGCGATGAAGAGGACTTCGATCTCAACACCCGTGCCGTCACCGATGTTGTCGATGGCGATCGTCGATGTGATCGGCGTGTCCCACTTCATGACTGCGATGTCCTTCATCCAGTCCATCCACGTTTTGATCGTGGTCGACTTGAGTTCGGGATACGTGTTACGCAGTGCCGCCCATCGTGAGCGGCGGATCTTGTCCGGCCCCGGCTGCTGTTGCACGCCACGGATAAGGATCTCGTAGCAGCAAGCAGTGGACTTGCCAGAGCCTACTGGCCCCATAAGGCCGCGCACAAATGAGTTGTCCAGATGGAACGACTCACACGCCGGCCCCGGCGGGTAATACTGAACCTCCATTACCAGAGGACTTTTCTGGCCCAGTAGTTCGCTGAGAACTTGTCGTCCTTAGTCAGCTTACCGGACTTGTCGCGGATGCCAGCGGAGCGGGAGAGGTAATTCTCGCGGCGCTTCTCACTGCCATGCTGCGTGTAGTCCTGCATGCCACGAAGGCCAAAGCGAACAAGCTTCACGTCCTCGCCTTTCTTGGCAAGAACCATCTTTTTCTCTTTGGCTCCAGCAGGAGCATTGATCGGCTTGTTGAATCCGGGGAACTTGTGTCCACGGTAGACAATCTTGCCGCCTTCTCGTTTCACGTCACTGGCTTTCATAAGTGCCTCCTTATTCAAGCATCAACCAAAACCGATGGCCGACTTCAAAGCCGGGTTGTCAGTAGCATAAGCTAACCAAGCAAGTATCCCGTAAATTCCGCCGGCAAAAAGAATAATTGCAAGCACGACGGCAAGAAGGGTTTCGTTCCGCTCCTTCTTTCGCCACTTCTCGCGGGTGATCCGCAGCTGCTCTTGCTTGATCTTCTCAGTCTGCTCTTTGCGTGCGCGGTCGTACTCGTTGCGCTGCTCTTGAGACATTGACCAGTACATCGCATGCTCTTCTTCACGCTGCTTCTCGCGGATGAGAGCTGCCTTCATTGCGGCAGTCGCGGCACTGGTCTTCGTGTTGTAGTCGATGATTGCAGCATTGACTACGCGATTGTTGACGATTCTTGTTGCTCTCTCTTTCGAGAGATCCTGCTTCATCGCTGCGTTGTCGCGCTTCTTCTGCCTGATGGCAGACTCTTTTGCAGCAATCGCACGCGCATCTTCGACAAGACCATAGGTCTCGTTCATCAGGCCGCGAGCAGATTCCACCGTAGTCTTAGCGGCGGAGAGTGGGTTCGATACAGCGTTGGCTGCTTCTGCGATCTTATCTAGCTTGGACATGAGAGGTACAAAGCCTGTTCATCTCTGCGCCTCTTCAGAAGTCCCGGTAAAACACGACCGCCGCCTTTAGTCCATTTCATGAACTCTTCAGCGGCCCCCTCGAAGTCCCCACGATTATTCTTCATGCGAAGTCCGCTTCGCTGAAGATTGCCCAATCCTACGTTAAATGCAAAAGAGACAAGACTTTCAAACCGTCCTTGATTGCTAAGAGTGTTAGGGCAAAGACGGGCCACTCCGCGCTCAAAACGCACAAGGTCTTGAGCAAGGAGATCGTCCACTTCAGAAGCAGTCCAGACACGGTCGTCCTCCGGTCGTAAGGGAAATTCCTTACGCAGCATCTTCCCTGCATTCTCAACAGTCCTGACAATCGGAAGCTTTGTTTGTTCCGGGTACAGGAGATGCCCAACGCCAACTGTCCACAACTGTGCTGGGCACAGGTAAGGGCGGTACTTCACGCCCTCGTGGTGCTTGATGACTTTAATTGCCGCTGGGCCGATCTTCATTGCCAATCCTTCCAGACTTCCTCAGAAGCCTCAGATGGAGAGTCCTCGAAGTATGACAGCAGCCATACCAGCAAGAGGAGATGCATCGTTACTTCTTAGAGAAAGCTTGCGTGCCGAACCAGAATGCAATCACGCTCGACCAGATGATCTGTGTGTCTTCGTCCCACATGTAATCGAGCATGACCTTAAAGTCAGTGCCCATACGCCATGCGTACACAAAGCCAGCGATGTCCACGAACACGAGCAGCAAGAACATCCCGTAAGTAATCACGGGGCGAACACTCGCACGCAGGTTGATCACCCACTGCGAGGCTCCCTTGCCGATCTCCATGTCGTGCTGGTACAGCGCAGTGCGCTCTTCCATAGCAGTCTGAAGAGAGACTTGCTCAAGCTTGATCTCCTCGACCTTTGCCTGAGCAAGATAGCCGCGCTCGATCAGCGCAAGCTCTTTCTCTTTTTGAGCAGCCATCAATGCAAGCTCGTGCTTCTTGTCCTGACGGTCTTGGAAGATGGTCAGCAGCTTAGGAAGACCGCCGGCCAAGAACGAAGTCAGGGTCGAGATAAGAGTCATCATTTGCTTGCCCTCACCACATCATCGCCTTTTGTTACCGTAACGTGATCGCCTTCTACGTCGACGCGCATCGGCATCTCCTTGCGATCAAGTTTATCAAGCTTGGAGATAAGCTCTTTGATTACGCCAAACTCTGGCTTTTCTTCTTTTTCATTTGCTCCGGCAATCCCATTTAGCATCGAGATCAACGCGGTTAGCGAAGCTCCAAGCAGGCCCATTACGGCTGCAATCTTGTCAGAGTCGAGAGCAAGGCTTGATACGACCCCGATAACAACAATGACTGTAATGTACTTCAGGCCGTCCTTGCCGATAGCTTTGCCAGCCACGTCCTTTGCAGAAGCCTGAGCTTCAAGACGATTCAGTTCTGCCTGAACCTTTGCCTTGAACATTTCAATTTCGTTTGCCTCGCTCATAGCGCCCTCACTTATCAGCCTTGTTCTCTAATCGATCGAAGATCTTTTCGAGCATGCCCTTTAAGTCGCGGATGTCTTCGCGGTAGTCATCTTTCGAGACGTAATACCTTGGGATGTCTTCCCTCAGTTTCGCGATGTCCGATTTAAGACCACTTACCGCAGACCAGAGTTCTCTAGCGAACCATCCCAAGCCTGTTGCTGAAAGGCCAAGGACTACGTTAAAGACAGCTTGAAGTTCCATTATTTCTTCTTCCGCAAGAAGTTCAGATAGTTGACGCCTTCCTCCGGTTCCCAGAAGACCTTTATCAGGTCTGGGTGCGAGTTCGGAAGGGATGGGTTAATCACAGTCAGCGCACAAGGACTCAGGGTATTGTCTCTGAATCCACGCTCCTTCGCGAAGCGGTCGTAGATCTTGTAGCTCGACACCTTCAGCGCATGCATCGTGATCCCGCTGATGGGATCTTTCAGCACTGAGTACGCCGACTCGTGCTTATGGCCGGCGACGTACAGGTGATCTCTTGTTCCCATGATCGCGGCCTTCATCGGCCCGTGTGCCGGGTTCCAGATCGAGGAACCGACGTGATCGTGGCGTGCGTTCACACGCACCTCTTGCCCATTGGGAAACCTCAAGGCTATGCGTGCCTCTGAGGATTTGTACAATGCGTTTTGCTGCTTTGCGATCCACTTCAGCGGGTCTCCAGCGCCAGACCACAAGTCGTGGTTTCCGCCGATCATGTACAGCCAGTCACACCGGCCAACGAACCACTCAGCCAGACGCCAAGCCTGCGCCGCTGACGTGCCCTGCTCGCCGTACAACCGGGCCAACCGGCCCGTCCAGTTGTTCAGGGTGTCGCCCACGTTGCAGGCAAACAACCCCGGAGTGTCCGCCACCAGCTGTGTGTGGCGCTCCAAGGCGGCGATGTCCGTGCCGTCGTCATCGACGTGCGGGTCACCGAAGTGCAGCAGGCCGATAGCACCATCGATCTTGATCTTGACCGGAATCAGCTTCGCCGACTCTTCGTGGTTCTTCTTGGCCTCGAACTGCCGCTTGCGGATCTGAACCAGCTCCTCAACGGAGACGTCCTCATCCGGCAGCGGCTTGATCTCGTACTGCTTCTTCGTGTCCTCGTAGTGGCGCGTGTGAGTCCCAACGGGATACGAGGTATCCGGAATCTTGACCCCAGCCGCCTTGAGCCTGCTGATATGCATCAACAGATTCCTGACAGAGATCCCCAGCTCAATAGCCGTACTGGATCTCACAAAATTGTTGCGATCGAGAGTCGCTAATAGCTCCTCATCGCTGAACTTTCTATGCATGCCTCATTTACCCTTTTTGCTATTTGGATATACAGCTGTCTTAACAGCCTGATGGAACAGTCCTGCGACCATGTCCACCAGCTCCTCATCATCGGACAGCTTTGTTCTTCCGATCGTATGCAGGATGCAATGCACCAGCTCGTGGAAGTACGTGTGTTCCATCAACTGCTGGCTGGTCTTCAGCAGCTTGATGCTATGGCGGGACGGGTCATACAACCCGACCGCCCCCTCGTGCTGCCACTCCCCTTCACTGAGGATCTCGACAGTCACCGTGCAGCCCATGATCGAGAACTCTTTCGGAATCATGCTCACCCCCGTAAGTGCGGGTTACGACATCCCGCGTCACTACCGTCAGGGGAGGCGACCTGACTTTGGGCGATGAGGAGGGTGCCCAGTGACCGATTGGGTACATCGACCGCCTAAAGGGCAGCCGCAAAAAAATTTTGCAGGGAGCAAACATAGC